CTATATCATCAATTTGTCCTAGGTTCTCACCGCCGGGTAGTGTACTAATTTCTGTACCTCTACCGCCTTCACGACGTGGTAACCAGAAATCCTCAAGCATTGACATATGCTTGCGATCATCTTTAACTTCACCCGTGTTAGCATCATAGACTAGCTTATTTCTATAGCGAGTCATAATACCTTTCATATATTCTTCAGCTTTACCTTTAGGTAAGTTACCAACATCAATATAGAATATACGTCGCTCTGGCGCACGTGCGAGACGATAGATGACAAGTGAGTCTTCCATCATACGCAATTGGTTAATTGGCTTTAGAGCTTTATGCAGATAAGAAACTACATGTTTTTGTGTAGCATCTAATAGACCAGACGTAACATATACGACTGAATCTTTAGTAAGTTTTACACCGCTATTTTGTTGTCCTGGTTTTTCTTGATAGATGTAATATTCATTCTGACCTTCGATAATACTCGCACCTGTAATAGGATCTTTTCTCTTTTTAATCTCTTTTACTTTACGAATTTTAGAAGAGTCAATTGGACGAATATCTTGGATACCTTCTTTAGGTTTATCCTCATTCACGACTAGATGATAGTTTAGTCTACCATCGATGTACCATTTTCTAAAAATGTCATGCGCAAGATCGTTAAATCTAAGCATGTATAGAAGTGATTGGAATTCTTCTTGGATCTTATTCTTAATACTCTTAGATAATTCTAATTTGTCCATTTGCAAGGAAACTGACATTTCGTCTTCGCCTGCAATAGCTTCGTTTACAATATCTTCAATTGCTGCATCAACTTCCGGATGCATAGCAACCCCACGATATTTTTGAATGAGAGTGGAATTATCTTTAGATTTATCGCCGTCAATATCTACGTATTGACCATAGTGTGCACCAGATGCAGTAACGTAACCAGCACCATCCTCGTCCACTTTAGGGACAATGGATCGTAGGTTTTTCTCTTCTTGTTCTTCTTTTTTGGATCTGCGGATTTCAAATCCGAAAAGTGTAAGACCGTTATCTGCCATAGTCAATCCTATTAAATTAAGAGAAAGCTGGGCGTTTCCGCCCAGCTATCTTTATATACCACTTAACTTGTGGTGTTGGATTCCCAGTACTGAACTTGGAACTCAACAGCGAATCTTTCGATTTCGTCATTTGATCCGTAATTCAGATCGATTGGGCTGATGTTAGTCGGGAAACATCCACGGAATGTGTATGTTTTTACTATTGATTCGTCCCGATCAAGCTGCTCAACGAGAAGATCAGCTTCGTAATCAGTAGGAGCTGTAAGACCGGTATTTGCACTATGTGCATTAATACCGTTCATCCAACGCTCCATTGCGTCACGAATTCTGAAATCTGTGTCGTTGATAATCGTTGGAGTCCATACGTCAAACGTACGGTCTCCTGCGATTTTAAGCTGTCTGCCTCTAAATGGGATAATGATTGTTCCCATAATTGAGCCAGGCAATTGAGCAGCCTCGCACATGAAAGACGTAAGTTCTACGTCGCCATTTGCGTAAGTTGGAAAGTTGATAGTGGCTCTAAACAGATTCGGTCTAGCGCCACCGCCTTTTAATTTGGCCTTGAAATCATCTACTGAAAGGCTCATTTTATTCTCCTATTAGCGCTATTTATACCGTGCCTACAACTTCTTCAAAGTCGACGCCCGTTCTAACAGCCACAAAGTTTAGTGTGACAAAGTTGATAGAACGTGCTGGCTTAATGAAGATGTTACAGACGAATTCGTTTCTGTCGATCACTGCCGCCGTGTTGTTTGTTTCGTCACAAACTACGCGGAAGTCAGTAATACCACGTCGGCCTTGAATCTCCCGGAGGAAAGGCTCTACGATATTCTTAAACTCAGAACGAGTGAACTCATCGTTGAACTCAAACAGAACGTTACGAGCTGCGATTGAGATTGCTCTTTCGATTGCCAAGAACAGTCTGCGAACGTTAATACGATCGAATGCGCTTGGACGTGCGAGTTTAGTCTTATCACCAAACAAGAGAACGCCTTGACCAGGGATGTTAGCAATTGGGTTAACACCGACCTTATAAAGAGTATCTCTTTCAGTTTGGTTTGGAGAGTAGGCTATGTTTGTAATACCTAAAAGTTGACCACGTCTTGGACCTGCAGGTGAGAACCAAGGAGCAGCTACCTGATCTGTACCAGCCATAAGACCTGCAACAGATGATGCTGATGCTAGGTTAATATACTGATCGTTATACTTGTCATAGACTTTTAAGTAGTTATTGTCCATGACTAGGTATGAAGACTGGGTAAAGCTAGCAGCGGTTGTTACCGTTGAACCAACTGGGTCGTTGTTGTTAATGATGTCCGAACGTGCCGGAGATGTGACAACCACGCAGTCTTTACGTGTAGACTGAGCAATCGAAACGAGATCGTTAACGATTGATGTTTGATCAGATCTACTATTGAGACCAGGAGCAATTAAGAAGTCGACGAGGATATTTTCCTTATCTTCTACTTGGTCAAATGCTGTCTGATAATCACCAACGTCTAATGCTCCGCCATCGTTGCCGTTTCTAAGACGAACAGTTTCGGTCCAAGAAGTTCTGGCAGAATCGTATTCAGTTGGGCTATCTATGTTAAAACTTGTTCCAGAATTGGTTGCAAATGTAGAGGTGTTACCCTTTTGACCAAATCCAGCCATCCAAACATAGTTTGAAGCGTTATTGATAACGTTTACAATGTAGTTTGTAGATCCGTCAGCGTTAACTGCGTTAGGAGCAAGTGAGAGATATGGGAAGGTTTCAAGAACCTCACCTCTTACACCGAATGCGCCAGTTCTATCTACAACTGCTACGTGTACTTCATCAGCAGTACAGCCAAAATCTTCTGCATTAGAAGAAGTGGAAGGTACGTTATCGAAATATGATTTATAAGTCCAAGCATTAAATGCCGTCAGTGCGTCGGAATCAGTAGCGGTAGGACCACCGAATGATAGGTGTACGTCTATAGCGTTACCTAGTTCACCAGGATACTTAGCAATGAAAGTATGCTTCAAGGTGAGTGCACTATCTAATCCAGCAAGCTCATTCGAGGATGCTAAAGTAGATTGTTGAACGTCAAAATTATCTCTGTTTTTTACTAGAGGATAATCAGTCGAGCTTAGTGCTCCGCCACCACCTTCATACGCATCTGAATCGAATGCGTTAAAGATTCCGGTGTCTGGAACAGCACGAATTACTTGGAGTGAATTTGAATATCTTAAGAAGTAAGCAGCTTCGTGAAAAGCTACAGTACTTGCACTATCTGGAGCGCCAAAGCGTGTAACAAGACCAGTTTCATTTGAAACCAATACTGGCTCTTCCACTGGGCCCCAGCGGAAATTGCCTGCATAGGCACCTGTACTTGTAGGAACGTTTGGAACAACCCCAGTTAAGTCGATCTCCCTGACAAAAATGCCAGGAGATTGTAATGGAGTTGAAATTGCCATGACTCTTTCCCTTCGAGTTGAATTATAAGCTTATAAACATAATACGGAATTTCATATTTCTATTTATAAGAAACCCGATTTTAGAAGTGTTTATGCTCATAATCGATCGCCCATGGCGATTCAGGGTCTGCTGGTTGTAATATCTCTGTTCTACCATCGTCGATGAAGCCAAAGGGCGGTAGATCTTCCTCAATTGCTTCCATTCGCTCTTTAAATAACATTTCTTTTAAATTAATATTAGTCATATCTTGGAACATTTGTGTGGTTGCAAAGTAACCAAACATTACAAAGTTCATTACTAAATCATCATGATTACCTTCTGAAGCCTCATACGATTGTCCTCTACCTTCGAATGTAGATATTTCTAAAATGGTTTGTTCATCTACAATCTCTAGTTTACCATTTTCTAAAATATCTTTAAATCCTGAACATCCTAATCTTTTAGTCTTACGAGTCATTTCAACACCTAGTGCATTTGCTTTAACAGCAGATTCTACGTGAAGATTCTCGTATTCAAAGTCGTAATATAGACCACGAGCAACCATCATTCCCTGGTCATTTGATTCTACGATCGTATAAGCTTCATTGTAAAGCTTAGAATACTTATATATAACATTAGGGAAGAGTATTGGAGAGATAGTGTTACAGCGATACGCAGCTACCTGTCTAAAAGGTGAAACACTGGTATCGATCAAATTAAAAGTAGAATAATCCTGACCTCTTCCCTTCGCAACATTCACACAACAATCGTATGGGTGATCTTTATGAACGTCGTCATAGATTAAGAGATTACCATTTTCCAAG